ATTTCTCCCTATCTTATTTAGAAGAACTACTAAGGTCACTCTCTTTTATCATTTTTGCAAGTTCTGCAGTAGATCCTACAAAGAGTGCATTATTAACAGTATTAGGTCCTTTAACTTTAGTCTCTTCTTCTACATCTTTTAATTTCTTCTGAAGATCCATTAACTTATCAGTTGCGTCAGAAACACTCTTAATTAACTGACCAGCAACTTCATATGCTCTGGGCATCTCACTCTCTTGAGCAAGTTCAAGAATTCCATTAATTGCTTCTTGACCTTTTTCAATTATACTGTAAAGATTACCTCTTGTATACTCATAATCTTTTTCAATATCATCTTTCTTTAGTCTATCTGGTTTTTGAATACCAACCGGAGATTCCTCAATCTCGGTCTCCTCTACTACAACTTCAGTAGGAGCAATATTAAATGCTTTGTCTAATTGTTTTGTCATACATAAGACCCATCAAATCCAAAGTCATCACCCACCTCAATAAGATCATTATCAGTAGTAGTTATGGTACCAATATCTGAACCCTTAACATGTCCTTGTGCTGTGGTTCCATCCTGCCCTCGGAGAACAGTGATTTGATTGCCATTAATCTTGTCAACATACATAGATTCATTGTCGATAACAATGTATTTGTTCACTGTCAAAGAACTTCCACTATCTACGTCAAATACCACATCTGCCAAACTTATATCATTAGTTAAGTTAGTGGCAACAACTCCATCGTAATTCTTCGTTGCTCTTGGAGTAACTGCATAAGTAACATCTCTTCCACCTGTTCTGGAATCTGTGCCAGAAGAATCTGCAGCAATATATCCAACACGAACCTTTTTGATAATATCGGTAGTAGTAGAAGAAACAGGACCAAAGAGATAAGTCTTTGCACTAAATCTCAAAGTATATAATAACACTCTTCTTGTACTAAAATCTCCCTCATAATCATCAGTCATAGTAATACTTTCTAGTACCACAGGAATATCTCTTTTCTCTCCAATTGCTTCTACGAGATCAACTGTAAGAGAATACTGTGGTTGAAAATAAGGTACTATTTGCTCAACAATCTGAAGTGCATCATCATTCAACTTTGTCATAATGCCAAGTTCAAAAGTCATATTATATGGAACAGGCATATATGTTTTCTTTTCAGAGGCTTTATCTGATGAAGCTCCTGAAAGAAATGTCTGAGTTGTTGTTACTTTTCTAGTAGAATCATATTGCATTCCAATAAACTCAAATGACATTCTTGGTAATGTAATCTGAGTCGATTTATTGAGATCTGGTTGTTGTTCAAGACGTGCTAAAAACTTTTGAATAGGTCCATAAGCCAGAGGAACTTTAATAACACTTGTAGTGTTATCACTAGAATCCTTATGCTTAATGTTCACGCCATTAAACAGAGTACCAAAAGAAATAATGGTTCTTCTTAAGATTTCGTGATAAAAATACTCAAACATTACTTAATACACCTATCAGCTCTATTTAGGGATCGCCAAATGGGTTGCTATCAGAGAAGTCTAATATAGCATCTGCTTCTGTTTCTATGTTATCATTGTCAGCAAAAGCAGTAACCGTATCATCAGTGTTTATGATGCTCACTGCTCTAGTAGCATTTGGACCTACAATATCTTCACCCAGAGTCCACGTTCCATCAACTATCTTAATCTCTAAGACACCTGTACTTGCATCCCAACTATTAACAATACCAGTGGTACTACTTGCAGCACCTGTAACAGTTTCTCCAACTTCATAATTTCCAAACGCACCCGTATCAGGAGCACCTATTGTTATTGTAGGAGTATCACCTACAGTATATCCAACACCAGCATCTGTCCACCTAATAGCAGTGACAATTCCTGCAGAACTTATAACGGCTCTTGCACTTGCAGTAGTTCCTACTCCAGGACCAGCAATGGTTACTAATGGTTCCTTAATGTATCCCGAACCCCCTGCAGTAAGAGTAACGATACCAAGAGTACCATCTGCTATTTCGGTTGTTGCAGCAGCACCTACACCTGTCTTATGAATGAATCCAATACCAGGAGCGACTGTATATCCATAACCAGAATTCCTTATTTCTACTCCCTGAACCTTCGGTGATTTAATTCCATCACAGTCAATAGAATCACCGTATAGTGTAGCAATTCCTACAGCATCAGTTCCTCCAGATGGAGCAGAACTAATAGCAACTCTAGGAGCACTAGTATACTCACTACCTCTATTTTCAATAGTGACCTTCCTTAATCCACCTTCAGTTACAATTCCAGTAATAGCAGTTGCTTGAACAGCATCTGTAATAAGAGTAAGAGATTGAATGTATCCCTTATCCACTGCCGTCTCATCTACAGCATCCACACCAACATCAATAACCTCATCCTCATAACGGAAGAGTTCACATCTTAATTCATAAACATAATTTTTCTGTAGCATGTAGAAAGGTTTTTCATGCTCTACATACTTGATTTCAAATAGTCTATCTCCTAAGGGGAAATAAATTAAATCTCCTTCTTTAGGTCTAGTCGCTAATTCTATATTAGGTATATTTTCAATAAGTGGTGTAATATAACTGGTATATCTTTCCTGAGAAATAATAAGATTTAAATCATCAAGTTCTTGAATTCCAAATTTAGATAATAAAGTTCCTACCCCTTCATATCCTTCATACGTATCCACATATGCTTCTATAGGATATGCATCCGTAAATTTAGATTCAATTACTTCTCTAATAACAGTATTTTTTGTCACATACTGTCTAGGAAGATAATAAATCTCTACACCATAAATTTTAAGCTGCTCATTAATTAAATCTTGAACAAGATTCTGTTCACTTACTGCACCTTGTTGAAAATAGGGATTAAGAACCATGGCATTAACCTACCATGTCTAACGGTGGCAACTCGTAGGTACTGGACATCCTCTCCATAATGAAATCAATGTCTCTTTGACCATCATCATATATTTGCCTACCATTAAGTTCTATCCCACCAGGAAGTTTTACCCCTCCAAACTTAAGTAAATTTTGACCCCACTGTCTTTTCATTAATGCGACAGCATATTGCTTTAAAAATTGATCATTCCATACTCTGTTATAATCACTTGGATCGAGAAGTCTATAACAATCCATAATCAACCAATCACCTTCACTAACACTATCCCAATCTATATCCAAATACAATCTATCTTGTCTTTTATTAAATCTAATTTGCTTTTCTGTAGTTAGAAGAAAATTAATATCTTCCAAATACGTTTTTGTCATTGCATAGGTAAGAAGTTCAGTAGCACCCCAAAAATAGATATCATTTAAGAATAACTGATATTTAACACTAAACATATTATTAGTTACAGTGTTACTTCCATCAAAATGGAAGATTTTTGTTACTCCTAAAACTTCAGGAGGAACTTGTAAGAAATTATTATTTTCTTCCCAATTAAAAGATGATGTTATACCAACAGTAGATGTAGCAGTAGTTGTAGTTATTCCTACAGGAGTAGAAGAACCTGGACCTGCTCCTCTATCAATATCCGCCTGAGTTAATTGATATTTTAAGTATGTCTGTGCTGCGCCATCATAAGTCCTCTCTTGGAACATTTGAAGAGCATCATCAATCAAATCTTCACACTGCTCCGATGCAAGGTTAACCTCCAAGACAGGAGCACCCAGCTTTCTTAAACAATATGTTTTAAAATCAGTTCTACTTGATGGTTGCATTGAGACAGTTTATCCCTTGATATATTTATGGTGATGATGAAATACCTGCTACTACCAAAACAGTTCCTTCTGCTAAGTCATAATTGGTGGAAGCAGTTCCAGCTCTAGTAAAGGTCACGGCTGTTCCAGGCATTACCTTAGAGGAAATGGTATTGGCAGCTCCAACTTCAATTACATTGGTTGCTGTTCTTACCCCTACAACAGGAGCATCTTTTACACTAGAGAAAGTAACAGAATCTCCTACCGCAACATTAGCTTTAGAATTTATAGTAAATGCAGTAGTTCCAATTCCCGCAGTAGATCCTGCAGAAATAGCAGTTGTTAATACACTTTCAGTCTCAGTATCTCCTGTAAGTAAAAGATTCCAAACATATCTTCCAGCACTTAAGTCGGTAGTTTGAGTTGCTGCTAAGGAAACATCAAATTTACCACCAGCAGCACTAGTAAATCCTACGTTAAAAGTTCTATTTGCACCCAATGTTGCACCAACAGCAACACTTTTTGCCATTTGAGCAGAACCACTCCATCCCGTGAAATCAAAAGCAGTAGAATTAGGACGAGTAATAGTAAAACCATCCTTAAAAGTTGAACCTGTGTTAATTTTTAAATTAACTCCCTGAGCAACTCCTGCATCAGTATCAAATTTAAAGGAATGCTGTGCCATTAGATACTTCTCTCTGCTAGGGCTTTAAGTAATGATTTAATCTCACCAATTTCAGACTCTAAATGATTGAGTCTTTTACTTTCACTTTCCTGGAATTCTTTTTGAGCCATATAAGATTCATATCCACTTTTATTAGTGTTAATAATCGCATTAGATTTTGCATCCCTAAAAAGATAGTTTTCACCTTCAACGGGTATAAGATTCTTAGTCATATTAAGCAAGGGCAATAGCTCTTAAATCCTGAACAACAGGAACAATGGCCTGATTAGTAGAAGTCATAATCAATTTAATTCTAAAGATCTTAAAGGCAGGAAGTTCATCAATTGTCCATTCAATTTCTTTAAATGATCTTGGACCAGGTATAAATTCATAATCTGTATTCTTCTTCAATTTAGTATCAGGTGTTCCATTATTTGCTGAAGGATCTATTACTCTACCAAAAGTTCTACCACTATCAAGATTTGCAAATCCAGGGAATGGAGTAAAGATTACAGTTTCTTCAATATCATTCTGAATAGCATAAAATGCTCTAATATCGTTAGAATCAT